AAGATGGTAATAGTTTTGGTAGATATAAAATCTTACGTGATTATAGATTTAATTTAGATCCTAAAGCATGTTACTATAATTATGCGAATAACACTAGAGGTGTTGCGCAAATAACAAAGATTATAGATTATACTCATGTTTTTAATCCTCCACTTACAGTCCATTATAATGGGGCTAATACCGTTACTAATCAAGATATTATTGATAATTCTATCCATATGGCTGCTGCAAAGAGTACTGATTCTTCACCTACTGTATATTGTAGTTATAAAGCACGTCTCGCTTTCTTTGATTGTTAATAAACTGTAAATTAAACTTAAACTTCTAACATATTCTAGCGAGGGGGGAAAAGAGCTAAGCGAAGCGCAGCGCATGTCCCGAGCCCCTGCCCTCCACTTTTACCTGCCGCACAACTTCTAGATTTATATAGCAAAAAGCATATCGAAAAACCTGCCCTCCACTTAGGGTTTCCTGCCGCACAACTTACTCGATACTCATTTGGTTTGGTTTAAAAAAAATGCAGAGGTTAGGGTTCGAACCCGCAAACATCTGCCCCATTAATTCTGCCCCATTATTACACGTCAGCAAAAAGACTTAGAAAAAAATCAACTTTATTTTTTCAGCGTTCGCCTTTAATATTACTAGGCGAACGTCACTCAGCGTCCTAGCGTCCTACCTTTCCCTCACTTCACATTTCCCTCTAATAAACCTTTCCCTCTATCCATTCCAACTGCACTCTTCTATAGAGTGCGCATTCCTCAGTACTCATCATGTTAATTGATAGTACTTCTTGAGGTAAGAGGTTAGTAGTGATTATTCGAGGGGTACCCTCTGGAATAATTGCAATTGAATGTTTCACGTTTATCTGTGAAACATTATCAGTATCCAGCAAGTGTATTTGGGCTTCTCTTGGCCAGTGTTTAAATGACATATCATCAAACACAATACCTTCGTACATACCAGTCTTGTACTCTTTAAGTGCGTCAATGTGTCGCACAAATAAAGCGTTTGGCAACAACGCTTTAGCCAAGGAAGTCTTACCCGTATTAGTTGGACCCCACAAGACTAGAGTTCTAGTCTTATCCCATTCAAAGCTTACTTTGAATTTATCCAACGAGAACTTGGGTTCAGTCTTCTGGCGTTTCTGCTTCCTGAGGTTCCTCTCGATAGCTTCACCGTGTATAGCCAGGTCCCGGAATGTTTTGGAGTGTTCCAAAACTTTCATTCCCTCTTCCAAAGACTCTTTTGCTTTCAACATAGCTTCTTGATATAAGTCACCGACTTTAACGTTGTTTCGAATTGCTTCATCAATTGTGGTTTGTGACATATTGGTCACGTACTTCCCGTCTTTGCATACATACTTGATAACAGACTTTGGACTTCTAACAGATTGAATATTTGGGTGATACAATTCACCGTTTACTTTGATATCGAACTTTCTTTCATCTTTGATATTCATCTTATGGTCTAAACGAAGATAACAGTGTAAATGGAAACTACCGTCCATGTGTTGTTCTTGAGCTATCAAATAAACTTCTAACTTAACAATAGTTTCTAACTGTTCTAACATAACTGAAGGTTCCACTGGACATTTAGGATAAGTCAGAAATAGAGTCTGACTGTTAAGTCTAAAAGACTTAGGTTTCTTTTGAGTTTCAACTGCTTCCGGAGAAATAAATGAAGACATAATTCCGAATAGAAAAAATGGCAGAGCTTACGCAGGTTGAGAAAAGAGTGAATTTCCCGCTGAAATCTGCACTCTTTATAGTTCTCTGAACGCATTCTGTTGGTTGCCGCCGCTGCCAATAAAATCGCAGTCAGAAAATCCAGAAAATTGTCTGCCGCCGCCGTTGGAAAAATCCATGATTTTGACATTTCCCCACATTTCCCTCTATGAAAATTCAACGAAATTACACAAACACAAAATTCCCGGAACTTCTCTTTTCCAACTATAAAGATCTTCCCAATCTCCACTTCCTCGCACTCTGGATCTTTCCATCCTCCACTTCTTCAAACATCTCTTGGATTTTATTAATCTCCACTTCTTAGGTGAATTGGATCTTCGCAATTTCCACTTTTTCAATTGTTTCAGTAAATGTCAAATGGAAGAAGACGAGTGCCTGCAAGACTCTACCGATATCGAGGCTCTACCTCTAGAGCTTATAAACGAAGACGGTTCATTCGGCCTGGTCGTAGACTCCCAACATACAATCGTACAACTAGATACACTTCAAGACCTTTGGGAAATCCTCTTGCAATTACAGAGCGAAAATACTGGGATGTTGAAAGAGCTACATCCCAAGTCTATTTCCCTACACCTAACTGGTCCGCTTGCTCCATGGACCCCATAACTTCACCTGATACAATACCTTCAAAATATTCATTTAATTCCATATCAGTTGGGACATCCTGGCAACAACGTATTGGACGTAAAGTCCAGATACTATCACTTAAACTTAAGGGTCAGATTTGGACTAATCCTGGTTATGGTACTGCTACAGACCCTCTGGTTTCTCAGACTATTAGGGTTGTTTTCTATATTGATATGCAAGCAAATGGAGAGTACCCATCTACTCCACAATCATTGATTTATTCAGGTCCTAGTTCAGCTAACCAAATTGATATGTTCCAAGATGGTAATAGTTTTGGTAGATATAAAATCTTACGTGATTATAGATTTAATTTAGATCCTAAAGCATGTTACTATAATTATGCGAATAACACTAGAGGTGTTGCGCAAATAACAAAGAT